GTCGATCGAGGCGGCGAGCTTCTGAGCCCGCTCGGTCAGGCCGGTGAGCTCCGCATCACGGGACTCGAGATCAGCCTGGTTGTCGGTCTGCAGGGCCGTGAGCGAGTCAATCCGCTCGGCAACGTCGGTGGCTTCGGCGCGAAGAGTCGAGAGGCGGTCCATGTGTGATCTCCAGCGGCGTGATTGCCGATGGAGTCCACTGTGCCGCTACGCACCCGGCCTCTTGCAGAACCTGACTTGCGAAAGTGTTGTTTTCACAAACGCCACCGCACGAGCACCGCACCGTGGGCAACGCAGATACCGCTGCCGTTCATCGCCGCAGGCACGACTAGAGCGACACCGCAACTTCTCGCCGCAGGTGCAGCGGGCCTCAGACATTGCGGAGCCTCAGCATGGCGGCCCACGCCTGGGCGACGCCACGCATGGCTGAACGCACAGCAGGCGGGGCCGCTGGCTCACCCTGAGACGCAAGCCATGCCTCGTAGGAACGCATGGCCACGCCGACGCTGCTCGCCGGATAGGCGGGCGTGAGCACTACGGAAACGTCGTAGAGTTGCCGCACCTCACGAATCTGGCGGATCGGGCCGTCGTCATCCTTTGTCCACTGCTCGCCAGAGCGCAAGTCGAGAGTGAACGCAAACGACGCTCCACGCAGGTCACGACGGCGCACGAGCTCAAGGGTGTCCCGGCCCACCTGAGTGTCAGGCGGCACGATCTCCATCCGCAGCCCTTTGCCGTCGCTGGCGAGCTCGAGCGTGCCAGACGACGTGCGGCCGAGGATCAGGTCAGAGTTGTGGTTGAGCAGAGCCACCGTGTCCTGCTTGCCACGTTGCCGGCTGAGGATCTTGTCGAACGCACCCGGCAGGATGACTTCACGAAACTCCGTGGAGCCTTCACGCAGCGGCAGGCTGAGGCGGTTGTACACCGCAGCGTACCCGGCGATGACCTGCATGCCGTTGGCACGAGTCTCCAGCGTCAGGTCGGCCTCGGGCACCTCGTCAAATGCAAGGCACCGGCGTTCAATCTCCATCGGTCTGCTCCTCTGGTTCGGCGTCGTCCTCGAGCTCGTCGGCCGGGCTGTCCTCGGCTTCGACCACGGGCGGCTCGGCCACCGGCTCCGGTGCAGGCGGCTCCTCGCCGGCCTTGTCCAGCGTGGTCATGTTGAGTTGGATGAAGTGCTTGTCACCCTCGACGCCGAGCGGGTTGAGGTTTTCCATCTCACGCACTTCGTTAATGCTCATCCAGCCGTTTTGGATCGCCGAGACGTAGTAGGCCGAGCGGCTCGCGTGGTCGCCACGCAGCAGGCCGCTGACGTTGTGCTCGGCAAAGTACGTGGCGTCGTCGTCGATCAGGTCGCGGGCGATGGCCGCTTCCCAACGCTTGAGGTGCGGCAGCAGGCAGTGCTGCACGAACTCGGTGCCCTGCACCTCAATGTTGGAGTACGTGCTGCGGGTGAGATCCTGAATCATGTGCGGCGGCACACGAAACGCCCGGCAGATCTCGATCACCTGGTACTGGCGAGTCTCAAGGAACTGGGCCGCCTCGTTGCTCTGCGATAGCTCGTGGGCCTTCACGCCGTTGGGCAGGATCGCAGTGCGGTGGGCTCGATCCGCGCCACGGTGCATTCGCTCCCACTGCTCACGCAGACGCTCGGCCGCCTCGACGGGGATCGGGTTGTCGCTCTCCAGCACGATGCCGGGCCGGGCACCGTTGCCGAAGTAGGTGGCCCCGTGGGCTTCCAACGCCTGAGCCAGGCCGATGGCGTTCTGAAACAGCCGGTACGTCGGGATCGGGTGGATGCCGTCGCTCGTCGTGTACCGCAGGGCGAAGATCTGCTCTTGGCGGTACACCGTCTGCCGGCCATCCGGCTCACGGTACAGGTAGCGAATCTGGCCGTTCTCCAGCCGCTCCTCCTCCATCCGACTGCTGTGCAGCGGCCAGAGCTCGCCCACCGTGCCGCGGGGGCCGGGCCGCTTCTCGGCGTACGACGCCCCGTAGTGCAGGTAGAGCCCGGTCATCCAATCCCGAAACTCCTGAGCCGTCTGCCACGGATTCGGCTGCGTGTGCAGCAGGCGGTACAGCGGGTGCTCGGGCACCTTACGCTTGCCGCCCGTCGTCACTCGCTCGTACAGGTGCAGCGGCAGAGACGAGACCGAATCCGAAATGACACGGATGCACGCCGTGTAGGCCGAGCAGGCCATCGAGGTGTCGGCGTTTACCCGGATGCCGGATGACGTGCGGCCGCCGCCCATCTCGCTCCAGTCGATGCCACGGAGCTCGTGCATCCGGTAGTCGTTGGTGGCCGTTTCGCTCATAGCGTGATGATGTCCCAGGACTGGTCTGCTGGCTTTGCAGTCGCCGTAGCGTGGAGCCCAAGTGCCATCACGAGGCTCACGATTCCGTCTATCCGCTCCGTTGACTTCTGCTTGCTCGGCTTGATGTTTCCGGCGTAATCGCTCTGTGTCGCCACGTTCGCCGCCATCCACGACAGCACTGGGTGGCCGCCGTGCCGGATCTTTTCCGAGAGCACGAGGTTCTCCAACTGCTTCGCAGGGCTCGACATTGAGGCGTAGCCCTGCCCAAAGCCTGTCACATTGATGCCTTCTCCTTGCAGTTGCGTAGCCAGCTGCGTGGCGTTCCAGCGGTCAATCCCCAGCTGGCGGATATTGAACTGCTGCGACAGTTGCACGATGTCTCGCCGGATCACGTCGTAGTCGGTGACGTTCCCATCGGTGGCACGGATGTGCCCGTCACGGATCCAGCCGATGTAGTCCACCTTGTCCCGCTGCGTCCGCTCGGCCGCGTTCACCTCGGGCACCCAGAAGTACGGCAGCACGTCGAAGGTGCCGTCGTCGGCCTGGCTCACGAGCACCAACGCCGACAAGTCCGTGGTGCTGGCCAAGTCCAGCCCGGCGTACCACTCACGCTTCTCGAGCTCGTCACGCAGCTGGCCGCCGCACTTCGCCCACGCATCGGGCGACAGCCACCGCACGTCCTGCGTAGTCCACACGTTGAGCCGGTACCGCAAGAAGCTATTGAGTTTGGACGGCGACTGCTCGGCCTCACGGGCGTCGGCTGCGAACGACTCCACCGTGATTGTCTCGCCCAGCGACGGGTTGGCCTTGTGCCACGTCTTCGGGTCTTTCCAATCGTCCTCGGGTGATGCGGCGTAGATGCAACCGAAGAAGGCCGGGTCTACAGACGGGTCCGCAATGCACCGCTCGGCGTAGGCGTGCTGCTCCCAACAGATGCTCTTGCGGTCGTAGCCGGCCGTGGTGATCGACAGCAGCAGCGGCGACCGGCGAGCCGCACCGCCGTACCGCAGTGCGTCCCATAGCCGCCGGTCACGCTGAGCGTGGAGCTCGTCAAACAGCAGAGCGTGGATATTCAGCCCCTCGGCCCGGAACGCATCGGCCGACAGCACTCGGTAAAACGAGTTGCTGGCCTTGTGAATGATGGTCTTGCGGCTGTCGATCACCTCGAGGTGCTTGCTGAGAGCAGGCGACGCTCGCACCATCGAAGCCGCCTCACGGTAGATGATGCCCGCCTGCTCTCGGTCGCAGGCCGCACCGTAGACCTCGGCCCCCGGCTCGGAGTCAAACGCCGTCATGTACAGAGCGATGCCGGCCAGCGTGGTGCTCTTGCCCTGCTTCTTGGGTAGCTCGATGTACCCAACTCGATGCTGGCGGATGCCCTCTGGCGTGAGTCGGCCGAAGAGCTCACGCATGACGTGGTGCTGCCACGGCAGGAGCTTGAACGGCTTGCCGGCGTTCTGCCCCTTGCTGTGCCGCAGGATGTTCTCGAAGAAGTGCACGACACGGCGGTAACGCCGCTGCCCTTCTTCGCAGAGATCAGGCACCGTGGAGCTTGAAGAACTCTTCGACTTCGTCGGTTGGCTTTTCTTCCTTGGCACCGAGCCGTGTCCTGCTGGTTGGTGTCAACCCAAACTCGCCCATTAGCGACGCCTGCAGGCTCACTAATCCACGATACAAGGGCCCCGCCGGGTTGGGTTTCACGCCGCCCAAGTCGGTGTGCATCACCGGACCACTGGCCCGGAGCTCCATCAGGCACGCCTGCGTGGCAGCGTACACCTCGCACAAAGTGGCCAACGCCTCGCCGTCGGCAGTCGTTAGCGTGCCGAGGCCAGACAGGATCGGCACGAACTCGTTCCACTTCTCAACGGCGAGCGGTTCGACCAACAGCCGAGCCGGCATCGGGGGGACGCCTGGCGGTGCCGGCAGATCCGGCCGGATCTTTCGCTTGCCACGATTGCCAGCCAGCCGCTTGGCGGCCTCGGGCATCGGCTTCGGTCCTCGCTTCATCGGGCCACCTCAAAAACGCTGCGGAAATGTGCGGACGCGCACGCGCGAGGGAAACATCGGGTTTTCCTCAGACGCTGCCGGTATGGCAGCGACCACCCTCCCCCTCTCGCCTCTCAGCGTTCGTCTTCCGTGCGTGGCACCTGATGCACAGCGTCCGCAGGTTCCCGAGCTCGTCGGCCCCACCTCTAGCCTTGGGCACGATGTGGTCTACCTGGGCTTCACGCTTGTCGGTGCAGATGCGTCCGCAGTCCTGGCACTGCCATGCGTCACGGACCAGGGCTGCCTGCCTCAGCCGACGCCAGGCCACTGAGCAATAGCCACGGGCTGCCGCGTTGGGCCTGGTGCTTTCGTCTCGCTGTGGGCGTGACGCACGCAGACGCAGCGGCCTGTGGCATGGGATGCGTTGGGGCATTACGACTTCAGCGACACGATGCCGAGAGTGCCTGTGCTGTTCGTGGTGGCCGAGACGATCTTAAGGAACGACACGGCGAAGACCGCATCAGGCAGGGCGTAGATCCTGCCGTCCGTGCTCGAGGGGGCCAGCGTGATGTCGGCTGCCGAGCCATCTGCCCCGTAGATGCGACGGAACGCATCATCGACACTGGTGCCGCCCCAAGTCTGAAGCGTGGTGGCGTTGGTGGTCATGGTGCCAAGCGACACCACACCGCCAGCCATATCGTCCAGCCTGAGCGTGGTGGCCAGCGTGGTGGTGCTGTGCAGCACGATGTTCACGTCACGCTCGTACCGCTTGATCTTCACATGGGACATGGTTCATCTCCGTGGCTCGGGTCTGGCCCGCATCGTGGCCTGAGTCTCAGGGTATGGCTCTGTGCCGTACGTCTTGCAGTTAGGCGGGCTGTTCTGACAGCAGTGCCGCCACCTCGCTCATCGGCACCACCGCCACGCTGGGCAGCAGCAGCGACTTGTCGGATGCCTCCCACATGGCGCTCAGCAAACCTCCTGGCGTGACTTCCGTTAGAACGTCGGCCGACAGCATCAAGACGCCGTCGTTCAACTGGCGTGGCAGCAAGATTAGGTTTTCGCTTCCATGCAACGCATGAAGCTCCATAAGTCTCTCAGCCAACTGAGGAGCAAAAAGCAGGCAGTGCTGCCTCCCCCACTCTAGGCTGACCGGCAGCGTGACTTCTGCGAGCGTCATGCCGTCCTCCCAATGCTATCTAAAAATGTGGTCAACGCCGTGTTGTAGGCCGCCGCTTCTGTCGATGTTAGTCCGTCGCCCAATGAGTATGCGTATATTCTGCCAGTAAAGGACACCGCAACTCCATCGCCTCCCGCAACCGAGCCGGAGCCATACACGGCGAATCGGGAGTTTGTGTCGACGGTAGTGCTAGCGCCGGCGCTAGTGCCGACAGAACTGCCACCGACGTAAACAGTGTGTACGCCAGCGTTGCGCGTGTTGATGATAATGTTTCTGTTGGCGTTTGCGGCGGTGTAGTTAGCCGTTCGGGTTCCCCACGCCTGACCGCGCGCAAAACCAACTCGGCCTTCCAGGCTAAAGTTTTCGCCAGACCCGTTAGTTTTTATTCCCAAGAACACATCGACCGCCGTAGAACTCAAGCCGGTAAAGGCGCAGCACATATGCCCAGCCTGCCTGTCGTTTCCTGCTGGAAACATCGTAGAAAACGGGCGGTCGTTGCATCGCAAGTGTTTGCCTGCAACGCTGTCTCCGACTAGGCTCCCGGTCAGCGTATAGTCGCCGCTAACGAATCCGACGTTTTCATCCTTTGCCAGGCCGAGAACAGTGCCGCCAATCGCCGTGGAGCGGTAGAGAGGGACAAGTGCCGCCAGAAGGTTGTCACCACACAGGAGCGACAGCCGGTAGAACTTGCTCCGCAAACCGGCTTTGTCAATGTCCACGCAGAACTTGCTGACGGCAGACAGCGACGATCCGACGCTGC